AGTAGCAGGCACCTGTACCCGGCCATCGTCCCAGGCAGCAAGGAACTTGCCCACCAGGAAAGACTTGCCGACATGATAGGCCCCATTTGCGAAGCTCACGACCTCCCCGCCGCCTGTATACTGAACAGCTATGCATTCCAAGCCATCCGCACGGATCATATCATACAGCGCCCGGCCCACTCCGCCCACATCTATCACGAGTTTGGGCGGTGCGACTCCTTCCGATTGCTGAAATTTGGGATTCTTGAATACGTGCTCTGCCCATTGGACTATCTCGGGATAAGGAAGCTTCTGCTTGCGTTTTACGCTTCTCAGATGGTAGATGTTGCCTTCCTTCTCCTGCACGCATTCCAGGATGGACAAAGCAGAATAATCGTACAGTTGGGCAGGGTCAAGGCTGATTACCCAAAATCTGTTCATTAATATACCTCCGCGTCTATCTCTTCAAATTCATAGCTCAATGCTTTTTTAATGCGCTCATCATCAAACAGGCTGAACTCATCAGACACAAATTCACACTCATATTCTTGCATGTATTCCCACTCGGGAAGAGCTCGCCTCGCCTCTGCCAGGATCTCAGGATCGAGCCTCGGGTTCTCCGATGCCCTTTTCATGATCTTCAGCCACTCCGGGCCGCCTTCTGTCCAAATGCGATAGAAGAATCCCCGCTGCCCTTTAGGGGTGGAGGCCAGGATCAGCCGGCCTTTGGGGTTGCTGGTGAACATCGGAAACAGTGCGGTGAAAAGCTCATCAGCCGCCTCGCTCGCTTCATCCACAAGGATCAGATCCGGTGCAGTGAAGCCCCGGACCGTCTTTTGTGTCCCTGGCAGGCTGATTATCCTGCTGCCGTTGCTGAATTGGAGGGTTAGCTTATTGTCCTCCTCTAGTTCGGGCTTTGGCGTGATAGAGTCCAGTGCATCCCCTACCTTCCTGAAGTTCTCCGAACTCTGCCGGAGAGAGGGAGAGACGAGCAGGCAGAGGGATTTGGGATAGAATAAGGCCTGGTGAAAGCAGATTAGAGAGGCTATCGAGGATTTGCCGTATTGCCTATGGCATAGGAGTATCACGCGCCTGCTTGCAGGATCGAGGATGTTCGCCTGCTCAGGATCAAGCTTAACGGCATCTCCCCGCTTATCCCGGAGGAGGCCGTGGTCGTGCACCCATCGGACAGGATCAGCCTTATGGACTTCCCAATCCAGAGAAGCTTTTAAGTCATCTGAGAGCATCCCGCACCGCCTCCAGTGCGTCGGGATAGGGTCGCAAGGCTGCCACAATCACCGCTTTGAGCTCGATCCACTGAGGATTCACCAGGATGTTTACCTGTGGCTGATCGTTAATGATGCCCCGGACTTTGGCGTATATTTCGACGCACTTGAGAGCACGGTCCACCGCCTTCAGAGCCAAATCTACGTTCCCATCAGCCTCAGCCATCTCTTTGTATCGTCTCGCTTCTGTCTCATAATAGCTGATCTGAGAGAGCAAATCATCGGCTTTGGTCACTGCTCGTGCTTCTGTGGCAACCACGAGGTCTTTGGGTACATGGTTCTCTATGTGCCGTGTTACACTTGGGATGCTGCAGCCCACAAGCCGTGCATATTCCGATTTATTTATCTTTCCACTAAAATAATCTTTATCATATTCTTCGTGGTTCGGATCATTGCAGGATTTGCACCTGGGATCGTATCCGTTAGTCCTAACGCTTGTTAACGCATCATCCGTCATTGTGTCGCCTGCTCCTTGCATCCGTCGTATGATCGCCGGTCATACTGTCGGGCCTTCCGCCGCTCTCTGCGCTCGTTTGATTTTATGATATCGACTCTGGCCCCCCTGCTGTGGGATTTGCCTTTGCTCATCGCCGCCTCATGTCGAAAGGATGATCTTGCCGTCATCATCGACCAGCACCGGCACTATGTCACCGGATGCGGTTTTGCCACATATGACCACATACACCTCGCCGCTGTCGGTGCCTTCCACGACCTTGATATGGCCGTCTGAACGCTTTCTGACACACATCATGCTACCGCCTCCTGCTGTCGATTCAAATCTTCTTCCAATAGATTCATCTGTATCGCCTCAATTTCGCAGTCCAGCGCGGCTATTTGGTCAGCCGCAGCTGCGATATATTTGATCAGTTCGAGCCTCTTGGCTCGAAGTAATTCTAGTTCGTTCATCTAAATCATCTCGAAAAATTATGATAAGTCGGTCATCCCGAGGCCTCCACGATGTCCACAATGCCCCTCTTCTGCCAGGCTTCGGCCCTCCACCGGGCAACCTCGATCTCATCACCCTCTTGGAAGTCGTGCATCTTGCCGTTCCAGTCGGTCCGGTAGTCGGTTCTAAATCCTACTTTTAAAATATTTACAGAGTCTCCTTCGTCTCCCTCTTTTTGGCCTCCCACAACGGACCCTCTAGAAGGCTCCGTTTTGTCTTGGGTGACGGGTTGAGACAACCCATCACCGCTATCAGTAGATTGATTTGGTGACGGGTTGCTCTCAAATGCGCAAAGTCCCTCACGTAAGGAGGATTTCAAGCTTCTTTCCGCATTTTGGTCCAAGTCGTCACCTTTTGGGCCGCCTGATAGCGGTGACGGGTTGGTGCAGTCCCCGAGGTCTCGCCACTCCGGCCTAAGATCTATGCCCTTCCATTCTACCCCAAACTTGCTTTTTTTGGAAGAAATGCCGGGCTTGCTATTCATTTCAGGTGAAAATTTGGTCTGTGACAGGGGGGAGAGCCCAGACATATTACAAAAGTTTACATAGTTGGGATACAATTCGGAGTTCTTGCAGACCTTAAGCTTGCCTGTCTCGCAGCATTCCGCAATGAAGGATTCCAGAGAATCATTCTCTTTTCTGTACTCAGCCGTCGCTTTTGCGACTGCCTCAGGAGTCTTCAGCCCGACTTTGAGGTAATCCTTCAGACCTTCTAGAGCCCAATTAAGAATGCCCGGCAATTCAGCAATCAGCTTATTTTCAAGGTTCTGGTCCCGCTTCTCAGGCGGGATGGTGACGTTGAAGGGGATGAGGTGCACTCTTCTCCAAGCGGCATAGTTCCTTTCCGTTATGGCGGGCTTAGTATTCGCAGCCAGCCATATCTTTCCCTGTGGCTTAAACGTGAAATTCTCACCAAACAGGAACCGCGCCGTGATGGGGTCGCCGCCTGTCCAGGTTTTGAGTACTTGCATGGATAGTCGCCCACCCTCTTCGGCTTCCACCGCCGTGATTACCCTGGCACCTGCAAGAGCAGCAAGATCATTTCGCACCTTCTCATTTCGCTGTACCAAGAACGTGCTAAAATCCGCCTGCTTCGCATATTCGCCCAATAACGCCCTGAGCACTGACAGGAATACGCTTTTCCCGTTCGCCCCCGTCCCATGGCAGAAGAAAAATATCTGCTCGGAGGTGCTGCCCGTCAAACAATAACCTACCGCTCTTTTTATATATTTGATGAGATCTTCATTCCCTGCGAAGATATCATTCAGGAACTTTTTCCATAACGGGCAATCGGCAAAACTGTCATAACGTGCTCCCGCCTGCATGGTGATAAGATCGCTTCGCCGTGGTTCTATGGCTTCGCCGGTCTTGAGATCGATTGTGACCTCTCCAGCCCCGAGCAGCCATGGATCTTTATCAAAGTCGTCTGCGGTCAGTGCGAACTTTCGCCGGTTAGCAGCCAGCGCAAGCATATTGTTGATCCCCTTTCGGCTGTCGGTGCTCTTCGCAAAACACGCGATCTTATCCCGCATTTTAGAGTCGGTTGCATTCGCGGCGGCAATGTATAGCATGCTCACCACGTCCTCCGCCAGCCGCGCCGCGTTGCCGTTGCCGTCTACCTTCCACCGCCCGCCATCCCACACGAACCATTTTTTATGAGTATGGTTAAATCGCATATCATCACCGTGAATGCGTTCTAATCGGTGGGCGTTGCCGCCTTCGGTCAAGTGCTCAAAGTCGGTCTGTGCCTGCTCCCTCATTCCCTCTTGGATCGTTGTTCTAGCCGTTGCCCTCTTCGGCTCCGGGCTGTCCCTCGGATGCTTCGCTCCAGCTTCCAGGCCTGATGCGATAGTTGCTCTGATCTCCTCCATCTCCAGGCCGGCGTACATGGCAGCTTTTGACAGTGCTCTGATAACTTCGGTCTCGGACAGCACGCCAGCAGCAACGAATTGCCCTAACGCGAAAGAGGATTTATTGAGCTGATCGTTCCTATTGCCCACATTG